TCAGCGGCAAGTTGTGGATGGGTTGATTTGCTTTGTATTGAAGATGGTGTTTGGGCAGTAATCACAACTGGTGGTGACGTTACAGAGAAAGCTACCGCATAAGGAGGCACATGAAAGTCAAGATGTTAAGAAATCAAACTGGATCTCAAAAAGGGGTGCAGGTTGAGAGTTTTTTGAAGGGTGTTGAATATGACATCCTTCCCAGGTTAGCTGAAATTTTTGTAGCTCAAGGTTGGGCTGAGAAAGTCTGTTTCAATCCTGCTGAAGTCAAAGTGACTCCGAAGGTTGAGGATGCTGGTGTGCCTCCAGTCCAACAACCTGAGAAGAAAGCTTTGACTTCTCCCGCTGAAAATAAAGCGGAAGAAGTGGAGGAGAAAGAGGAAGTTAAAAAACCATCAAGACGTAAAAGGATTGGTCGATGAGCTTATTTGAAATTCCTGTCCAACAAGGTTCTATCAATCAAAAAAAGTTAGATCCTAGAGGCAATCGATTTTGGAAGGTAAGCACTGTTCCAGCGGCAGAACCTATCACTACCGCTGTGTTCAAAACTTACGCAAGAATCGATGGTGACGCTGAAGACACTTTGATCGATAATATCCTTCTAGGTGTTAGAAGTGCGACAGAACTTTATTTGAATAGAGCTTTAATCACTCAGTCTATTACGCTGACAATGGATTGGTGGCCTGGGATAGTTGTGAAGCTTCCCCAGGCTCCATTGATTTCCGTGACATCTATTCAGACCATTGATGAAGATGATGCGGGAACAACTTATTCGAGTAGCAATTATTATGTTAGGACTAACCCAGATCCTGGACAAATTATTGTTAAAAATGGGAGTACACCACCCATCAATACGGACAGATATTACGGTGGGTATCAAGTTATTTATGTTGCTGGCTATGGCACTGCTGGTAGTGACGTACCTGATCCTATTCTTGAGGCCATGAAGGTGTGGGCAACATTGATTTATGAGAACAGAATTCCAATCGCTAAACCTCCTAGTATCGCTAAGTCGATACTGGATTATTATAGGATTTTCGCAATATGACTTGGCTTGCTCCACGGTTAAGGGAGAGAATACAAATTAGGGAAGCAGACCAAGACGCAAATGACGATGGAGGTTTCGATCAAACTTATTCAACTTTGCTTACTATTTGGGCTGAATTGAAAGAGATCAATTTCGTAGGTCGAGGTAGTGAGGCAGTTGGGGGGGAACAAGTAAATGAAGCTATTACTCACAATTTTACAATTAGACGCATTGCGGTTTCTACCTTGGGAACTAATTATGCTTCAGGCTTTGATACCGATTTCGATATTATCGCTGATCTCACTAACCTAAAAACGAGCTATTATATTTTCGTTCAACGCTCCTCAACTACTAAGGGGCGATTATTTAGAATCCGTTCTGTAAAGGACGTAGGAGAAAGGAGGGAATATCTAACGGTTGGTTGCGAAGAAATAGAGGAACAAGGCACAGGCTATCCTGCATAGTATTAGCCACTAAAACACTCACTATAAGCTTTTTATCTCATCTGAAGGGGAAAGGGCATATGGGGCATAAAAGGCTTATAACGGCTGTTTTACGGAGGGGTATGAAACTAGCTAAAAAACTATCTCCAGAACGTGCGAAAAACATTGAAAGTTTATTGATCGAATTGAGAGCGACAAAAGAATGTTGCCGCTGCGGTCATTGCTTATTTGGGATGCTAGTTGAGATGTCCATTCCAGTTGGATTACAAAAGAGAATGAGTTTGATTTTGATTGCTTGTAAGAATTGCGGAAATATTTCATTCCATTCTACAGAGATATTAGGTTTAGATGGGACGTAAAAGAATAACAGTTTCATTTGAAAAATTAGATGTAGAATTGAATATTATCGCTATTAAAATTAGTTCGGTTCCTAAAAAAGCAAGCAAGCAAATTAATACTCTTCTCAGGAATAGTGGAAATGAGATCAAGAATAGAATTATTAGGCGTATGACAAGTTCTCCTCCTGATCCTAGTAGGCGATACTTGAGAGGACGTAATAAACGAGGAAGGAAATTTCATTTTGCTTCCTTCCCTGGATTTGCTCCTAGACGAGATTTTGGGAATTTGATTGCTTCAATAGCGGCTGTTAAGAATGGTCCTAATGAAATTGAAGTAGGTGCGTTGAGCACAAGTCCAAAAGGCAAACCAATTACATACGCTAAGTTTTTAGAAGAAGGTACAAAAAGAATGGCAGCAAGACCTTGGTTGATGCCCGCTGTTGAGGATGAAATTGTCTCAATAGAATTTGACGCAAATGAAATAATGGATAAAATACTTAGAGACTTATGAAACTTTCTCCAATCGTGATTAAATTAAGAGCGGCAAGCACAAGATTTGAGAATCGAATAGCTGGAGCGGCAGAATTAGAATTAGCTATGAACCATACCTTGAAACAGGATATGGCTTTTGTGGTTCAACTTAATGAGACTGTTACCGCTAACGCATACGACAATTCGATCAATCAAAAGATCGTAGAAAGATTCGCTGTCATAGTAGCTATAAGTAACGCAAGCTCAGATAAAGAAAGAACTGGAACTATAGCACACGATGCACTTCATGACGTTAGAGCGGAGATTTGGAGAGGGATACTCGCATGGGAAAATCCCGCTCATAATTCAGAGGGGATTATATCATATGCTGGTGGCAAGCTTTTGGATATTTCACGAGGTTATTTATGGTATCAATTTGAGTTTGACGCACCTATCCGAATTGATAATGATGATGGTGTAGATGATGGTGCTTCTGATTTACCAGATTTCTTGGAAATCTACTCTCAATGGGAAATGGCTCCAAGTGAGAATTTGCCGATCATAGAAGGACTGGATGTAAAGCTTTTTGATCCAGACATGACGAGTATTGTAGATCTTACGGTGAACGCAGATGATGGTGCGTATCATCGTGGTTTTGGTGGTGGTTTTTATCAATGGAAAGGATAAGATATGAAGCAAGCATTTTTAGTCCCATTAGAGGGATTATTGGTAAGAGATCCGGTTTCAAAAACTCCTCTTGTCGCTGAAGGGGAAATGAAACCTATGAGTGGATCGGCAGGAACATATTGGAAAAGAAGGATCATAGATGGTTCGGTCACAGTTGGAGAGAGTCCGGCTAAACCCTTGAATGTAATGCCATTAGATTCTGATGTCAAACATAAATCCCGAAGAAGGGATAAACAAATCAATAAAGGAGATGAATAATGGCAATATCATTCAATAATATTCCTGATTCCGTTCGTACACCAGGAACTTATGCCGAAGTTGACAATTCCAGAGCTTTATCTGGATTGACTCAAAATCCGCATAAAGTTTTGATTGTGGGACAAATGCTTGAGTCAGGAAATGGGGCTGGAACCGCTCCATTGACAACTGTTATGCAAATCACAAGTGATGGATTGGCTGATGGATTTTTTGGTCCAGGCTCAATTCTCGCTCGTATGTGTAATGTCTTCAAAAAGAACAACCCGAATACTGAACTTCACGCAATAGCGATTGGTTCAGGAATTGCGGGAACAGTGGCAAGTGGGGCAATCGATTTCAGTGCGGCATTAAGTAACACAACAGCTTCAGCGGCAGGGACATACAATTTGTTGGTGAATGGGACTAAAGTTTCATTCGATATCACAATTGGGATGTCTGGAATGGATATAGCTTCTGGAGTATATTCTACGATTATAGCAAATTCCTTACTCCCAATCATTGCAAGTGTTTCGGGTATAGCTGTAGCTTCTGGAGGGCATCTTGCTTTAATGGCGGTCAACTCGGGAACACTTGGAAATTACATTGATGTTCGCCATGACTATTACACTGGTGAAAGTCAACCTCTCGCTTTCTCAACTTCAACCAATATTTCAGTAATGGCTGGTGGAGCAACCGATCCTGATCTTGGGGATGTGTGGGCTGTTATCGATAACACTCATTACAACTACATTATCAATCCGTATATTGACGCTGCTAATCTCACTGAGATTGAAGATGAATTAGCGACTCGATTTACTGCTTTAATCGATAAGCAAGGGCAAGGATTTGCGGCTGTTCGGGCAACTCAAGCAAGTGCGACAACTCTTGGAAATAGTCGCAACAATCAGCACAATTGTATTTTGGCGGCAAATGATTCTCCAACTGGACCTGAAGAGTGGGCAGCAGCGTATGGTGCGGTTGCGGCAGCGAATTTGAACAACGATCCGGCAAGACCTCTTCATGGATTGAAGCTGACAGGCATTCTAGCGCCTCCTGACGCAAGTTTATTCACTCGGGCAGAGCGAGATACCTTGCTGTATGATGGAATTGCCACTTATACAGTGAACGTTGGTGCGGTTCAAATCGAAAGAAGCATCACCACATATCAATCCAATACGCTAGGTATTGCTGATGTGAGCTATTTGGATGTTCAGACGTTGGCGACGTTGGCGGAAATTAGGTATCAGTATAAGGTCAGGATGAGCAATCGATTTATCGCTCCAAGATTCAAGTTGGCTGATAACACTTTTCCGATAACTCCAGGTTCATTTGTGGCTACTCCGAATATGGTCGCTGGCGAAATTTTATCTCTTTTTAGCGAACTTAGAGATGGAGGTTTGATAGAGAATTTTGATGACTTCAAAGATAACTTAGTCGTTGAGCGTGATGCGGCTGATCGAAATCGTGTGAACGTTTTACTTCCTCCAGACCTGATTAATCAGTTCCGAGTCTTGGCTGGATTAATTCAATTTATCTTATAAGGAGGTTAGTAATGGGTAGAATAACTGGTAGAGTAGAAATATTAAAGGATAATCAGATCATGCTTAGTAAGACAGGAGCGGTGGCTTCTGGCATTGGTGTGGGTGGACCAAATAACTTTGAGTTAAAAGAAGTTATGGGGGATGGTGGTATTCACGGGTTTGTTGAAGAACCTGTCGTCGCTAAATTGGAAGTGACTATCACTGATACTGATGATGCTCCTTTAAGTGATTTTGCGGCAATTCAAGATGGAAGTAGTAGCATTGTTTTTCAAGCTGGCGCAGGTGGAAAACGATACTCATTGAATAAGCCCACATGCACAAGAAATATCTCTGTAACTAGTGGTGAAGGAGAAACTACACTTGTGTTTATAGGTCATTATTGGACTGAAGACACTTTTGTAAAGGCTTAATCTAAACCTAGTACCGAAAGAGTACGAGGTTTAACTAATGGAGGCACAAATGGCAGATAATATTATTAAACTGGAGCATCCTATTCCAGCGGATGTTAAATCCGAAAAAAAGGGAATGATAAACGAGTTGAGGTTAGGGCAGTTAAAAGCAAAGCATCTTAAACTTTTTCCTAAATCATTCTTTTCAGAGGATGAAGCTTCATCTGTAGATCCTACTGAGTTTCTCCCCATTATAGCAGGATTAGCGAATATCCCTCAAGAATCTGTTGAAGAGATCGCTTTTTCGGATTTGTTTAATGTTATAGAAATATTTACGGAATACCTGGGAAACTCAATGCCGCAGTCCCAATAGACTGGCAAGATGTTATTGTTTCTGTGGCGTATACATTCCATTTCCCTCCTTCCGAAATTTGGGAGATGGACGTTAAAGAATTATTGTTTTGGAATAATGGAATTAATAAGGTGAACCAATGGCAGAATCACAATTCGATATAAGTGTCATATTAAGACTTAATGACTTAATGTCGAAGGAACTAAAAAAAGTCAATGCTGGTGTTGATCGCACTACTAGACGTTTTAGAGTTTTGAAAGGTGCGTTCACCGGATTGGCCCGCTCCAGTAATGTCGCAGCGGATAAAATTAAATCATTTGGCCAAAGAGCGGGAGTCGCTTTGGGTGTCGCTGGTGCTGTAGGTCTTCGTTCCGCTTTGTCGTTTGATAAAGCGATGGAGATTACTGGTGCTAAAGCAGGCATCACAGGGAAGGCTTTTGATGCGTTAAAATTACAAGCTTTAGATTGGGCCATTCAATCGAATTTTACTGGAACTGAAGTAGCTAATGGTATGAAGGTATTAGCTTCAGCGGGTAAAAAAACTAAGCGAGAATTGGACTTACTTACTCCCGCTGGTATCCAGTTAGCTCAAGGTTCTAATCTTGGGATAGAAGCATCGTTAAATGTATTAACAAATGTTATGGATGGGTTTTCATTGCCTTTAGAGGAATTAGGCAGAGTTAATGATGTTTTAGTAAACGCTGTTAGTAATTCTAAGTTAGATTTGCCTTTGTTTGGACAGGCTATGAAAAACGCTGGATCTCAAGCCAGCGTTCTAAAGTTTAAGTTGACAGATATTTCAGCCGCATTGATCCTTATGTCCCGCACAGGTGAAGTGGGAGCGGAAGCGGGAACTAAAGTAAAGAATATGCTCTTGAAGCTTGTCAACCCTTCTGAAGCGGCAAAAAAGAAATTAGCGGATCTTAATGAACGTTTTGAGGGATTTTCTTTATTAGACGATCAAGGAATTCTTCTTAATGATTTAGGGGAAATTACTAAACGATTTGAAGGTTTGCGAGATTTAGCTATATCAAGAAATGCCAATCCAGCAAAAGTTAATCAAGATATGATAAAGTTATTCACCATCCTATTTAATGCCCGTGGTGGTGCTGCAATGACTAAGATTTTCCAGCAAGGGTCTAAAGAATTAGTTAAAGAAGCCAAGAAGTTAGACGTTCGTGGTGTGACTAAAGATATGTCTGACAGATTGACATCTGGTTTGACAGGTGCGTTTAATCGATTAGTGACTAACTTAGAAAGGATAGTAATTCTTCCAAGTTTGGGGGAGACTGGTGGGTTATTGACTGAGACTATCGAGGCAATGCAGTCAGCGGCAAAAGCTGTTGGTGATTGGATACAAGCTAATGATACTTTAATCGCGTCTAAGTTGATTGGGTGGTTTGAGACAATTCAACCTTTACTCGATGGTTTTGTTGCTGGAGTTACAGTAGTTAAAGACGCTGTGATATTTGTCTCCGACACATTCAAAAAGTTCTTTCCCGCAGAATTTATGGATGATATGCTCACTAGCACAAACGCATTGAAAGCTTTGGGGGAAAACATAGGAATCTTATTTACATCGGCTGTTATTGCTGGCTTAATTGCTCTAGGGTTTGCCATGTTTACCGCTTTTTCTCCTCTTACTGTAGCTATTTTTGCGGTACTGACACTTATTAATCTTATAAGGAAGTTGAATAAAGAAACAACTAAAATAAGCGTGCCTGTTCAACAAACTAGTTTGAACGCTTTAGTAGCGAGAAGAAATGAATTATCGGATATGTTTTTCCAGGGGGATCAAAAAGCAACTCCAGGGCAAATACAAACAATCCAAGCATTAGATAGACAAATCAAATCCGCTAAAGATAAATTGGCAGCGACAAAGGCTGGTCCAACTGACACTAATTTTAACGCACATGCTGGCAGTAATTTATTTGGTCCTAGTGCTCCTAGTGCGGTCCCTTTAGCTAGTAAAACAAATGAAACAGCTAAATTAGTAAATGCAAATACCGCTGTCATGAACAATTTAATGCGATTTCTAAATACAGGAAAACAAGATGGAATTGTTAAACTTATTATTGATGATAAGGGGAAAAATGTTAAAGCGGTCCAATCCCTTGATGGTATTAATATCCTTGTTGAAGGTGACGTAGGTTTTAACAATAATGTTACTGGAGGAAAATAAATGGCACTTTTTCAAGTAGGTTTCGATTGGAAAAGCAGACTATTTGACGCTAAGTTTGGTGACGCTAAGTTCAGTGTTTTTTCTGTTGATACAGGTATTGGCAGACGCAACGTTGTTCACCAGTATCCTTCTCTTGGTGAAGAAGGTAACGCAACGTTTGTTGAGGATCTTGGACAAGACGCTGATGAGTTTGTGATTGAGGCTTTCATAATTCAGAAACCTCCATTCTACAATTACATTAAAGATCGAGATGTTTTAATTAAGGCATTAAAGAAACCAGGCGTACATGTGCTCACACACCCCTTCTACGGCAAGAAGAACGTTGCGGTAGTGGGTAAGGTTAGGGTGAAGGAATCTTTTCAAGAGGGAGGCATAGCACGCTTCACAATGACTCTTGTTGAGTCCATTCCTGATCCACGATTCCCTCAAGTGGGTACTTTAGATTCTTTGGACAAGAATTGGCAAGATAGCATTAATAGATTGCTTGATGGATTCGCCTCTTTTTATGAAGCTGGATTAGCTATCGCTGACGATATTGAAGATCTTTTGGATTCTGTCAGATCAACAGTGACCGCTGTTCAACGCACATTCGGGATCGCTATCAGTACAGCGACAGGCATTATTGATTCCGCAAAGTCAGCGGTAGACTCTGCTTTGTCTTCTTCTTGTACTATAGGCAATACGATCAGTGATGGGTTTGATGGATTCATGAATGCCGCTGGAAAATTTCAAGACACTAGTTTGCTTGCCGCTCTTGGACCATGCTCGGGAAGACCACAACCTACAGAAGAACGAATTGATAGCAGCACAAGTGGAGTGATTGGATTTAATATCCCTACAGGTGTTTCTGTTTCTTCTTCAGTTAATCCAAATGATAGTATCCCAAAATTACTTGGTATGAGCCTAGTCATGAATGGATTAACTTTCATGACTTTTGGTGATGATACAGCGACAACTAGTTCAACAGGTTCAACCGCAGCGGAAGAAGCTGGAGTAGTTGCGGGAACAGCCTCCGGCATATCTAACTCAGATGTTCTTCCTGTGTCTGACACTGAAGCTCAGAAAGCCGCAAATCAACTCACATTGGTAAACTTCGCTAGGTGTATGATGTTGATCCAACTCGCTAGAATAGCTATCGATATTGCCTACGACAATTTAGACGATCTTCAGACTATTCAAACCGCTATGCTAGACGCTATTGACGCTATGCTAGACAAGATGGGGGATGAGGCTTCAAGTGATGACTATGGCGATTTTGGTATCACCACGGCATCTGACGCTTTTTACGAAATTTTGAAACAACTAAGACCTCAATTAACGCAAGCATTGGAAGAACGTGGATCAGATCTTTCTTCTTTAATAGAGTTTGAGGTTCCTCCAGGGGTTTCTAATACTCTGACTCTTGCTTATGATCGGTATGAGGATTTGAAGAGATCCATTGAGCTTAGAGAACGAAATCGAGTTAGCGTTAAGCACCCTGGATTTCTTCCTGAAGGTGAAGACATTAAAATCTTGAGTGCGTAATGGCTGAAATAATTTTGCATGTGAACAGCACTAAATATGAAGGATGGGAAAACATATCCGTCCAGCACTCCATGACAGCGTATGCGGGAGCGTTCACAGTACAGACCACTAACTTATCTTTTGGTGGTAGGATGAGGTTCTTTGGCATTCATAACGGAGATGCTGTTACATTGACCTATAACGGCTTCAAAATGATTGATGGGTACATTGACTCCATCGATGTCTCTTATGACGCTGACAAGCATCTGATGACTATTAGCGGAAGAGACAAGACTGCCGATTTAGTTGATTGTTCATATATATCAAAAGATGCTACTGTTGTGCTTGATAAGAAAGCGGTGACAGTATCTAATTTTTTCGCTAAACAAAGTGTGTTATCTGTTATTAGCACTTTATGTAACCAATTTAATATTAAGGTAGTTGCAACTACATCTGTTCAAGCTTTATTAAGTGAAGAAGTATCAAAAAAAATGAATGGAGGAGCATTCGTTTTGTCTCAGGGTACAGCGGTTTCTGAAGAGATTACCATGCTTGGTAACGCTTATGGATTTCTTGCTATGACCATTGGAGATGGGAAGCTTCTTTTGACTACAGAAGAGACATTACTTGTCTCGGGCAGATTAAAAACGTATGGTAAATTAAAGCCAGGAGAATCCGATATACTTGGAAATATTATCTCTGGGTCAATGACTTCTGATGATACGGAAAGGTACGCTGGATACATCGTGAAAGGGCAAGGGCAACCAGTGCCTACCGATTTTGCCCCAGTGTCCACAACTCCTGTGACTGATCCTAAAGGGGTTTCTGAAGACTTACTTATTCGTCCTGTACGTACAAAAACGATTCTTGAAGAGGATCTGACTGATTCTGGACTAGCACAAAAAAGAGCGGATTGGGAAGCGAGAATCAGAGCGGCAATGTCCCGCACATATACTTACACAGTGTTTGGATGGAGTCCATTTGTGGGGGGTGAGTTTTGGCAAATAAATACTATTGTTCATGTCACGGATACTTTTTTTAATATAGATGGGACTTTCCTTATTAAAGATGTTGATTTCTCCTTATCTAATAATGGAGAAATAGCGACATTAAAATTAGTTCCTCAAGGTTCTTTTGAGATTAGGTTACGTAAAATTGCTGAAATAAAAAATACTTTAGACGATTTTGTTTAATATGAATGTTCTAAGACTAATTGAATCAGTAAAGCGCAGAATCTTATTGATGATAGGTCGTGGTGTCATGACTATGTTAGAAGATTCTGAAGGTACTCAAAAGCTTCAGCTTTCTGTTTTGTATGGAGAGACATTAAATGATGTAGAGAGATTCCAAGATTATGGATTTACATCTTATCCAGATCCGGTGGGATCTGAAGCACTTATTTTATTTCCTAATGGGAATAGAAGCGCAGGAGTGGTTATTTCGATTATTAACAGCGATGAACGTCCCACGGGAGAATTATCCGCTGGTAATTCTATGCAATATGATGATTCGGGTGGTCGAGTAAAATTAGCTGATGGAAAAGCAGCTATTGGCAACGCAGATTTGAGCGTGGAATTATTGGATTTATTCGATCAACTTTTAACTAAACTTCAAGGCACTGTTGATTCAGTCGGGATTGCTTCAACTGGAACTAATTCAGTCATTAACGCTGACTTGGCTCTAATTCAAACTGACTTGGCAAAAATAAAAGGGAGTTTATAATGGCATATGTAAAAGCAACTTATTCAGCATCCATTAAAGCGGTTTTGGATGCTGCCGCAGGTACAGAAACAGCGAATCAGGATTTGGCGGACGCATTAGCGGATGCCCTTGAAGTAGCAATCGCATCATTTGTCGTAACGGTCACTAGTGTCTCGGGAGTAACCACAGGCCCAGGGGTATCTGGCCCAGGTGCGGGAACGGTATCATGAGCACAGCAAACTCAGGAGATATACAAATTGAATGGCCCGCATTATCCTTGGACGCTGACTTCGTTTTTGAGGACAATGATCTCAAGCAAGATGATGGATTGGGAACAGCGGTCATTATCAGTTTGTTCACTGATAGGAGAGCGGCAGCGGATGATGAGCTTCCAGGCAATCTG